GCGCAGCAAGAGAAATTTGCCCAGGGAGTGGCGGCAGGAAAAAGTCACGCCGAGGCGTATCGGGCGGCTTATCCGAAATCACTGAAGTGGTCTCCGCAAGTGGTGGCCAATAACGCCTACATGCTGACTCGCCATAGCGATATTTCAGAGAGGATCGAACAAATCCGGACGGAGCTTGCGGAAAAAGGGTTGTGGGCTCGCGAGCAGTCTGTCAGAGCCCTTGTTGGCATTGTCAGCGCTCAGGAAAAAGCGAGCGACGTGATTGCCGCGGTGAAGGTGCTCAACGAGATGCACGGGTACAACGCGCCCGTCAAGGTTGAGCACGGCGGGAATGCGCTGACGGAACTGTTTGCGGCGTTGAGCGGCAAGGTATGTGGGCCGGTGGCCAATCCGGCGGACGTTCCGGACGAGGAAGAAGGGTGATGCTTGAAGAGCTAACTGAGCAGAACATGGTTCGTCTTCTTGATGATCCGCAATGGCGGCTATTCAGCGGACGCCTATACCAGATTATCGTTAAGGGAGACGACGATGATGCAGGGCTGGTTCTGCCATTCCTGCCGAACATCGCGCAGCGTCGATTGCTGGCCGCGTTGTGGAATCGCAACCTGGTGCTCAAGGCCCGGCAGCGCGGCATCACGACACTTATCGCCATCCTGTGGCTCGATACTGCGCTGTTCAGCACGGAGCCCGTGCGCTGCGTCGTCATCGCGCACGAGAAAGACGCGGCTGAGTCGATATTCCGGGACAAGGTGGTATTCGCCTACAACCGGCTGCCGGACATCGTGCGGGCTCAATTCCCCCTTGAAAAGAAGGCCACGACAGAAATCCTGTTCGGTCACAACGGGGCATCGATCAAGGTGTCGACGTCGGCCAGGTCTGGTACAGCGCACAGGCTGCACATCAGCGAGTTCGGGAAGATTTCGGCGAAGTATCCCGGCAAGGCTATTGAAGTGGTGTCAGGTTCGATACCGGCGGTGCCGACGACTGGCGTGGTGGTGATCGAATCGACCGCGGAGGGGCAGGACGGAAAATTCTACGACATGACGCAGCGCGCGATGGCCATGCACGACGCTGGCCGACAACTGACGCCAAAGGACTACCGATTCCACTTCTTTGCGTGGTGGGACGCCAAAGAGTACGAGCTGGACCCGGACGGGGTGATCTTCACGGCGGCAGACAACGCCTATTTTTCGATGGTCGAGGCCAAGATTCGGCGCCCGATCAGCCTGCGAAAGAGGGCTTGGTACGTGGTCACCAGGCAGGCGGATTTTTCCGACGACGCGCCGCTGATGTGGCGCGAGTACCCGTCATACCCGGAAGAGGCGTTTCAGGCCAGCACCGAGGGATGCTACTACTCGGCGCAGATCACGGCGGCCCGGAAGAGTGGGCGAATCGTTCCCCAGCTCCCCGTTGTGGCCGTGCCGGTCAACACGTTTTGGGACCTGGGGCGCGGGGACATGACGACAATCTGGCTGCATCAGCGAGTTGGGCAGGAGAATCGGTTTATTCGGTACTACGAGGCCAGCGGAGAGGATTTGTCTCACTACGCCGTCTGGCTACAGTCCCAGGGGGTGATATTCGGCAAGCACTACCTTCCGCACGACGCCGAACACAAGCGCATGGGAACCAGCCCGGACACAAATCGGTCTCTCAAAGAGCAGTTGGAAGACCTGTTGCCAGGACAGCGCGTCGACGTGGTGCCGAGAGTCAGCAATCTAACTGCCGGCATCCAGGCGACCCGCAACGTGTTCGCCTCGTGCTGGTTCGACGAGGCCGGATGCGGAGAAGGAATCAAGCGGCTGGCGAACTACCGCAAGCGGTGGGACCGGGTGCGGGGGTGTTGGATGGAGGAACACGAGCACAACGATGATTCGCACGGGGCCGACGCCTTTCGGCAGTTCGGGCAACTGGCAGATGGGGGTGAAACGTTTGCGGTGGCCAGGCCCGGCGGCGGGGGGTTCAAGCGCCGCGGGTCGGCGATGGCGGTGTGAGCGTGAGGGACAACTTGTGACGCGATCCGAATTCGGCGCAATGATCCGAGAGTGGAGAATGAGATTCGGGAAGTGGCCTGGTCAAGACGTGACACCTACAGCCGGAGTGTTTCAAAGAGGGTTTGAAGCCGGACTAGCCTATGCTCGGAAAGAGGCGGCGCATGATTCACGGCATGCTCAAAGCGACAGCCGAATGAATGCGCAGTAGGCGGCGGTGCTGGCTGATGTGAAAAAGCCGCCCGTAGGCGGCTGGCTCGCTGTTTTCCGGAACGACCAGACCATCACCATCAGTCCCTGCTGAAATAGACAAGCATGGCACCCTGCGCGCATCTCATCAGGGGTCTGTAAATGGGTGCCACACTTGATCCGCGGAAAGCACATCTGGTCCGCCAGCACGGCGACATCATCGCAATCTATACCTGGGTTAACGACGAGCGCGCGCTGGTGCTCATCCCGGCGCATCGCAAACCTGGCAGCCCGTGGTTTGTGGTCTGCGAGTCGGCCGCCTACCGGTACGACAATCCGCACTATCTGGCCAAGCAGTCTCGGAAAGCAGCCGAGGTTATCGGCATGGACGAGACACAAGCCGCCTGGTTCAAAATCGCCACGATCATTATCGAGGGCCTGGGCGACCTGATCCGCATGCCGTCGGCGCCGGAAAAGGAGTTGATGTCTGCCCCGATCGGGCACATGGAAATCCGGGAAGACGGCGAGCTGATGACGGGCCGCGACATCGTTTTGGAGAAGGACGAGCCCGAGTATGCCTAGCCTATCGTACCGCCCAGTCCGCGGCCGGGCCTCTGGTGACCAGTATTCGGACTGGCTGGACGGCGATGCCCCACCGCAGGACGCTGCTCCGTCGCATCCGATGGACTCTGACGAGATGCGGGCGGAGCATCGGCGCATCCTCCAGTGGTTCTACCTGGAGCGCGACAAGCAGTGCGAAAACCGACTGCAGATGTCGATGGACGCCGACGCATACGATAACCGCCAGTGGGAGCCGGAAGACTCCGAAGTGCTCGCCGACCGGGGCCAGATGCCGCTCGTCTACAACGAGGTCGCCCCAGCGGTGGACTGGCTGATCGGCACCGAGCGACGGACGCGTGCCGATTGGAAGGTGCTGCCGCGCTCCGAGGACGACGTTCAGGGCGCCGACGTGAAGACCAAGGCTTTGAAGTACGTCAGCGACGTCAATCGGGCGCCGTTCGCCAGGTCGCGCGCCTTCGGAGATACGGTCAAAGTCGGTGTCGGGTGGGTGGACGACGGCGTACAGGACGACCCGACGCAGGAGGCGCTCTACAGCAAGTACGAGGACTGGAGAAACGTGCTCTGGGACTCGTGCGGGTACGAGCTTGATCTTTCTGACTCACGCTACCTGTTCCGGTGGCGATGGGTCGACGAAGACATTGCCCTGGCGATGTTCCCGGACCGAGCGCGCGCGATCCAGGCGGCGATTGAGGACGTGTCGGCATACGACAACGACAGCGAGCACGAGGACGACCCGTGGTATCTCGGAGAGCCTTTGTCAGGCTCTCGCACGGGCGTCGTCAGGGCGGCAGGAACCGGGGTCAGCGCCGATGCTGTACGCCGGCGGGTGAAGCTGATCGAGTGCCAATACCGCAAGCCGCTGTCGGTGCCGATCGTCACCGACGGGCCGTGGAAAGGGACGATTCTTCCCGAGAGCTTCAAACAGGAGTACGAGACGGTTCCTCGCGTGATGATGCGCGTCCACTTCGCTGTCTTCACCGAGGCGGCGATGATTTCCTGGGCGCCGTCCGGGCTGCGCCACAACCGCTTCACACTGACTCCGATCTGGTGTTACCGGCGCGGCCGGGACCGGCTTCCCTACGGCGTGATTCGCCGGGTGCGAGACATCCAGGCTGACATCAACAAGCGGGCATCCAAGGCTCTCTGGTTGATGAACACGAACCAGATCATTGCCGACGAGGGTGCCGTCGAGGACTGGGATCTGGCGCGTGAGGAAGTCAATCGGCCGGATGGTGTGATCGTCAAGCGTGCCGGAAAGCAGTTTGATATCCGGCGCGACACGGACGCGGCCAGTGCTCAGGTCGAGATGATGTCGCTCGGCAGCCAGTCGATTCAAAAAATGATAGGCATCAACAATGAGAACCTGGGCCGGCAGACGAATGCAATCAGCGGCGCGGCGATCGAGGCGAGGCAGAATCAGGGCGCCGTTGGAACAACCGAGCCCTTTGACAATCTGCGCTACGCCATCCAGGTGCAGGGCGAGAAGCAGCTATCCCTCGCTGAGCAGTTCATGAGCGAGGAAAAAGTCATCCGGCTGACCGGCGAGAAGGGAAAAATCGACTGGCTGAGGATCAATCAGCCCGAAGTGCAGCCGGACGGATCGGTGCGCTACCTGAACGACATGACGGCCAGTCGGGCCGACTTCGTGGTGAGCGAGCAGGACTATGCCGGGACGCTCCGCCAGGTCATGTTCGACTCGCTCAACAAACTGTCCGCCAAACTCCCGCCGGAAGTGTCTCTTCGCGTCATGGCCATCGCCATGGAGTTTTCCGACCTGCCGAACAAGGATGAAATCGTCGAGGCGTTCCGGAAAGTGACCGGAGAGGGGGCGGAATCGACCCCTGAGCAGCAGGAGCAGGCGAACGCGCAGCGCGAGGCCATCGAGGCGCAGCGCGAACAAGCCATGCTGGCGCTCGAAGAGCAACGCGCGAAGGTGCGCGAGATTAACGCCCGTGCAGCGCAGATCGAGGCCGAGAACGCGGCCGGCGGCGCAGGGCTGGCGGCGCATGTTCGCAGTCAAGCGGCAGACCAAATGGATGTGCTGGCGGAACAACTGCGCCAGGCCCAGGCGGAACTGGCAAACCGGACGATGCAGATTCAACGAGATGCCGATGTGCGTATTGA